TTGCAGTCTCCTCATTCTCACTCACATCTACTTGTTCCTGACTTGTTACTTCGGTCAACTCATCTTCAATTGTTGATGCAACACATGCAGAACTTACGAACAATACAGATGCAAGAAGACTCGAAGTAAAAATTTTGTTAGTCATAAAATGAAGTTTTTCTAAACATTAAAATAATCCTTTCGGTAGTACCGTCCGAGGATGTTGGAATTGTAATACAAGGGAGTCTCGTCTGTCAACCGCCGAGACAGGACTTCATTGAGGAACAATTGTCTGGTCTCCTCAAAATTAACCTTTCCCTTTGTACTATGTAGTGACAGAATACTACGAGAAAATTTATCCTTACCAAGAAGAGTCACGTCCTCTTTTAATTCAGGACAAGACCCATAATATTTTTTCCAGTCAGATTCTTGTTTTACTTTTCTACTTTTTCCTTTTGGTTTTCGAAACGACCAAAAATACTTTCTACCAATGTAACATCGGTTGTTGACGTTATTGGTAATGAGATAAACAAAGCCAAAGTTGTCCCCAATAAAATCAGAGGTAAAGGGTTTACCTTCATAAATCCAGGGGTTCTCGTAATCACACACTCAGTCTTCTTCATAGTCCTGAAATATGTAGTCATCAATTTTTTTGGCTTGTTTATCTCTGGTATATTGAATGAAAAGGCCTATGACATAATCATTCCAATCACCATACTCTTTATCAGAGTTTGAATCCAGAGAATGTATCTTTTTTGACATCTTGTTTGATACCACCGACCACGTATGATTCCACCTCTGTTTCCTGCGGGGCAACCTGAAGACCTTTAGAAGAGATCCAGTGTTGTGTCCATGGAAGGGGATTATTCTTGGCTGCAACATCATAAACTGGTTTGAGACCAATGGCCTTCATTCTACGGTTAGCAACCCACTCAACATACTTCTTCAGAAGTGTGTCATTCAAACCAATCATACTTCCATCTCTGAAAAGATAGTCAGCCCATCTCTTCTCCTCATTCACAGCCTTGTCGAACATTGCATACATCCACTCCTCTTCTTCCTTCATAATCTGTTGCATCTCAGGATCATCACCTGATCTCCACTTATTCAGGATGTTCTGAGTGATGGCAAGGTGCTGGTTCTCATCTCTTGCAATCAGAGAGATGATTTTTGCAGATCCCTCCATGAGTTTGAGTTCACCAAAGGCGAAACTACAAGCAAAACTAACGTAGAACCTAATACCCTCAAGAATGTTAACGTTTGCAACTGCTCTGAACAGTTTTCGTTTGACATCTTTGATATCTTGTTGTGATGTGTATGTATCACGGAAGTCTTCCTTCCACATATTACCATTACCCCATTGTTGGGCACTGTTGATAAAGTCATCATATGACTCAGTGACACTCTTGGCACGTTCGAGAATTCTCTCGTCAGTAATGATGTGATCAAAAATATCTGATGGGTCGGGGTAGATATTCTTGATGATGTATGTGTAAGAACGACTATGGATCATCTCCATAAATCCCCAGACCTCCATACATGCTTCAAGTTCAGGGAGAGAACAGTAGGGAATGAATGCCATCCCTGGTCCTCTACCCTGAATTGAGTCTAACATGATCTGATACTTCAGATTAGAAGTATAGATGTGTTTCTGTTCTGGTCTGAGCAATTGATAGTCTGCTCTATCCTTTTGAAGGGAGACTTCCTCAGGTCTCCAGAAATATCCTAGTTGTTGTGTTGTCAGTTTTTCAAAGACTGGATACTTGTAGGAATCGTATCTTTGAATTCCCAACGGTTTACCAAAAAACATTGGTTGTTTTTTAGAATCATGGATTTCGGTATTGAATACCGTCATCCCTTCCACCTTATCCATCGTAACATTATCCACCGATGAAACCTTAAACTCCATTTAATTCCCTCCTCCAGGATTTCCAGTCTTTGTCTTGATTTGGTATCCAACCGTCACGAAACTTATTTACCATATTTTGATGGCCACTTTTCCACGGGATGTCAAGTGTTTTACACAACTTGTAATATCCTGGTTTGTCTAATCTCAACCACTCGTCATAATACTCTTGAGACTTACTCCACACTTCGGAAACAACATTATGTAGTCTCCAAGGGGGTTTGCCTCTATTCGGGTTGTTCTTCTTCATATACTCCGACACGAGTGTCTTACAACGAGACCCTTGTGTCTTACCCTTCATCCCCTTAGGATGGTGTCGGGTGTCTCCATATTTACCTTTACTCATCAACACAACCGAGTAGTTTAGTCCAGGGTGGTGTGAATATATTTTAGATAACAACCTATGAACGAAGATATGTTCTCTCAGTGTTAGGGAGACAAGGTTGGAACTTTCATCTCCTCCTCCGAGACAACGGGGAACTATGTGGTGGTTCTCATACTGAAAACTCTCACATAACTCCCTATCCTTACGGGAATCAATAAATCTATCGTATAGTTTTTGATAGTTCATACGACTATTATAACACAGATTTACTGAATTTACACGGAACAAGACTCACACTCTCCCTCCTCTACTGATTCTAATTCTTCTAACAAATTATTGAGGTCAGACTTCTCTTCTACCACTTCATCAGTCTTGATGTCGTAGGTGTTCTGGTAATAAGAAGTCTTCCAACCATACTTATATGTAGTCAGAAGATCATTTGCCATCTGAGAAACAGGGACCTCATTGTCAGGATAGTTCTCTGGATTGTAACTCCAGTTACCAGAAATGGCTTGGTCAAAGAACTTCTGCATGACAGACACCACATTAATATATCCCTGGTTACTTGTCATCTCCCAGAGTAATGTGTAGCTGTTTTTAAGCGTTTGATAAGACGGGACAATCTGTTTAAGGGGACCCTTCTTGCTCTTCTTAATGGACAGATAGTCTCTAGGTGGCTCGATTCCATTTGTTGCGTTTGACACAACGGAACTGCTCTCTGATGGCATCTGAGCAGACAGTGTTGAGTGCCTAAGACCGTGGGTGGTGATAGATGCTCTAAGAGATTCCCAATCATGTGTAAGTTCCTGTGTAGTAATCTCATCAACATCCTTCTTGTACGTGTCGATAGGAAGGATCCCATCAGCGTACTTAGTTCTACCAAAGTACTCACAGTGTCCCTTTTCTTTGGCAATTTCATTGGACGATTTGAGAAGGTAATACTGGAAGGACTCGGACAATCCATGAACTGCATCCCATGCCTCTTGGGAGTCGTAGTTATAACCTAACTTAGCAAGATAGTGTGCAAGTCCAATGAACCCGACTCCAAGTGACCTACGGGCCTTTGTGGCGATCTCAGCCACCTTAACAGGATACTCCTGGTAGTCAATCAATTCTTCAAGACCACGGACTGACAGGTCACACAGGTCCTCCAGTTCCTCATCAGACTTAATCTTACCTACATTAACAGCAGACAAGATACACAGAGCAATCTCACCAGGCATCTCCTCATCGATATGACTCAGTGGTTCTGTAGGAAGAGTAATTTCCTGACACAGATTACTCATTGTCACACGATCCTTGAAGGAGGAGTGAGAGTTACAGTGGTCGATGTTCATGATGTAGATACGACCAGTCTCTGCCCTTTCTTTCAGGAGATCCAGAATGAGTTCTTGAGCTCCAACAGTTTTTCTTGGTACAGACTTATCTTGTTCATAACCCACATAGAGATCGTCAAATCGATCAGTGCCAAAAGCATCATAGAGACCTGGCGTGTCATGCGGTGAGAATAGGCTAATCTCTCCATCCGTAATGAAACGTTCGTAGAAAATTTTTGAAAGTTGGATTGAGTAATCAAGTTTCCTTACCCTGTTATCTTCTGTACCTTTGTTGTTCTTGAGAACTAAGATGTCTTCTATCTCTTGGTGCCAGATAGGAAAGTGAACTGTAGCAGAACCACCTCGGATACCGTTTTGTGTGCAGCATCGTACAGTTGACTCAAACTTTTTAAGGAAGGGGACAACGCCTGTGTGTTGTACCTCTCCACCTCTGATTTTAGAGTTGATCCCACGGATTCGACCTGCGTTAATACCGATACCAGCCCTTTGTGCGACGTATCGGCCAATAGCCATATCACTGCTAAAGATACTATCGAGGGAGTCATCAACATCAACGAGAACACAAGATGCAAATTGACGCAGGGGTGTTCTGACACCTGCCATGATTGGTGTTGGGATGTTGATCCTGTGCCTTGAGATTGCGTCGTAGTATCGTTTGACATATGACAGTCTCGTCTCTTTAGGATATTCTTGGAAGATAGTCAATGCAATCATGATGTACATGAACTGTGGGGTCTCATAGACCTTACCACTGCTTCTATCCTGCACTAGGTATTTATCTACAACCTGCCTCAAACCAGCATACGTGAACAGGTAATCACGATGATGGTCGATGTATGATTCTACCTTCCGAATCTCTTCCAAAGAATACTTAGTGAAAATTCCTTTGTCGTACACACCCTCATAGGCAAGTTTCTGGATGTGATCAACCAGAGATGGCATCTCGTGCATCTTGCCAAACAGTTGTTTCCTAATTGCAAACAGAAGGAGACGTGCAGCAACAAATTGATAATTAGGGTGGTCCAGATCGATCAAGTCAGACGCACTCTTGATAAGAATCTCTTGGATCTCTTGAGTGGTAATACCATCATAGAACTGAATACCAGAAGTCATCTCAACCTGACTTGCAGATACACCAGCCAAACCATTGGTTGCTTCATCAACCATCTTGTGCATCTTATCCAGGTCCAGTTTCTCGACCGAACCATTTCTCTTAGTAACTTTCAATCCGTTGCTCATATCTTTTTCCAGGTTGTAAATTTGAGTTTTGCTTGTAAACCACTATATGTGTTTGATTCTACTATCTCTTGAACTTTATGTCCAGATAGAACCATATCATTTATGTCTTTGTCTCTGATGGTGGAGGGCCAGATGACAACTCGCTCTCCCCGTTCAATACATCGTTCAATTCGAGCAACAATTTCTTTATTACGGGGTTCATTATCGTATACAAAAACTTTGTCGCTTCCTTCAAGATCACTAATTTCACCATCACTACCACACAAAGCCACACTATTGTTGATGAAAGTGCTGTCGAAGGGTCCTTCGACCACATAGACTGGTAGTTTCTTATCGATTGTGTCAAGTCCGAAAACTTTGGGTGCATCGTCGTCCAACATGATGGTTAAGTATTTAATAGGGTTTGTAGACAGTGCTCTACCCTGCACACCTATCAGTTTGTTATCCCTGACAAGAGGAATTACAATACGTTGTTCACCATACTTTGGGTTATCAAAAGACCCTGGTTTGATACTATTGACAAACTCTTGAAAATTCTCGGCATAGTAATACTCACCCTTGAAGATTGCTCTATTCATGAGATATCTCTTAGACCTATCTACACTGAATGCATCAGGTAAATCAATCTCAATCTTTTCTTTGAAGACAGGTTTTGATGTTTCTAACTTCTTAAAGATGTCTTCTGGATTCTCTGCCTGAAAATTCTTACCACTCTTACCATCCTTAAACTTTTCGAACACATACTCCTTATGTGTCTCTGGGTCTAGATCCTTCAAGAAACTATTGAAAGAAATACTGATACCACAATTGTGACACTTGTAGTTGGTATTGTTCTTTACGCGATACAGATACCCTCGTGCCTTGTTCTTCTGCTTCTGACTGTCACCGCAAATTGGACAGCGGAAATTGTACAAATGCGGTTTTACCTTTTTGAACTTTGGTAGTCGTGAGGAAATCAGATTGATGTACTTTACATCAATAAAATCCATATCACCTAGTATAACTCGTTTCTATTGTAGAGACTTCTGTCGGTCCTGTCAAGAGTTGTGGGAAGGCTGTCATGACCCTCATACCTATCGACAGGACAGTAAGACCACCTACAACCATCCAGACCCTCTTCTCTAGTCCACGTATTCGTTGCAATACGATGTCATGATCCCCGTCCATTTTATCACGGAGTTTGTCAATTTTAGCAAAGAGTACTGTGTCGATTTCTTCTTGTTTTGATATACGTTCTTCATGGACTGCAAGCATCCTACTTACAGTAGTATTTACTTCAGATAATTTTTCTATTGCTGCATCGATACGAAGGACAATCGGTTTCAAGTCCTCTATCTTTTGTTCTAATACTGCAATCTTAATTTGATCGTCCATTTTGAGGTTTGAAGTATGGATTGAATTCCAATGCCTTTTTCTTAGCCTTCTTATCTTTTCTCTTTTGTTGTCTATCCATCAAGTCCTTAATGGCTTTCTTCACATACTTATTACGACCATCTAATTTAAGGGTGGAATCATAACCAGCAGTAGGACCAGCAGCAGGGGAGGAGCTACTAAATCCACCAGATCCCCCAGGAGGATTTGCCACCATGCC